CTTATGCAACAATCGACTTAACGTCCGCATCTGATACTATCTCGTGCGGGCTAGTCCGTTGGTTTCTTGCATATGTTCCCTCAATGTTGCACTGGCTAGAGGCGATTCGTTCGCCTCGGACGAAACTCCCGACTCATTTTGTTAAAGAGAAGGGACTCCTGGATCCGTTTGTGGATTTAAGGATGTTCTCGTCCATGGGAAATGGTTTTACCTTTCCCCTTCAGACCATGATATTCCTCTGCTTAATGCGGTCCCTTTATAGGCACGCTGGGTTACACCCGGTATGCCGAGGGGACGTTAACCTTGCGGTTAACGGGGATGACATTATAGTCGTAGATCGCCTGTACGAGTCCGCTTGTGCGGTTCTACGTATTGCCGGTTTTTCCGTTAATTTGGAAAAGTCGTTTTCTCACGATAATCCTTTTCGTGAGTCTTGCGGTCATGATTATTACGATGGTCAATTTTGTAGGCCAGTGTTTATCAAATGTCTCGATTCTGCTTATGACATTTTGTCGGCTTATAATCGAGTTGCTGCCTTCGCGGGTCACTTCAATATTGCGTTGAAGCGTACCTTACGCGTTCTCCTGGATCACGTTCCTCGTCGCTTGCAGAATCAGGTTCCACTCTGGGAGTCTGACGATGCAGGGATTAAGGATTATGATTGTAGCTATGAAGGCCCCGAGCACTATTTCTCTTGGGTCCCTAAGGCCGAGAGGACGTTTGTGAGGGTTGCAAGCCCCCTCGCTTTATATTTCATACTCCATAATGGGTCTGCTGCTGCGAAGCATCAGCTCAGTAGGAATGTGAAGCATTATGGCGATTTTCGGGCCGTGGACTGTGATATCCCATTTTATACTCGACCGTCGCGAGACGTGCGATACAAAAGGGTCAGGCGTACCGCGCTCAACTGGAGAGTTGGCGTTGGTCCGATTACGGCAGACCCAGATCCACATGTGTGGTCTGAATCGGAGGGCGTAAGCCCTGGAGTCCTCCTTGAGGCAGACGATTGATTGTCTGATGAGCCCA